CTGTTGTAGCCGTATTTATGGTTCCGGATAGATCTCCAGAAAAAGTTGTTGCGGTAACAGTACCAGTAATAGTTACACCACCTGTAACCGTTTCTAACTTCTTGTTATTATCATGATAAAGCTCAACCGCTCCGTCTTGGATGGCCTTTATCATAGTTTCATTTATAGCCGCATTTTTAACTTCAAGTGTGCTTGCAGCAATTTGTAAATCGCCAGTACCAGTGTCTTTGATTATGCTATTTGATCCATCATGTAAGATTTGAAGATCATTGCCAGTACCGATTCTGAGCACTGCATTGTCAGCAAAGTCAAGTGTAGAACCTATCTCTGCTTGTGTAAATCCTACTTCAACTTCTATAGAAGAACCGTTTGGTGGTGCAGCAGAAAAAGTAAGAGTTGTACCACTTACAGCATATGCTGCTTTTTCTTGATAAACACCATCTATATGAACACGAGTATTATTTTCATTTACAGGGTCACTTGAAAGAGTGTAAGCTGTAGTGCTTCCATTTCCTGTAAAAGTATCAATCCCAACATTTGCAGTTACAATCTTTCGATTGAAAGATACGATTTGTACATCATCACCATTTACTGCGGCATCTGTTAAAACTACAGAAGTTCCGTTCGTTGCAGTATAGTCAGTTGCGGGATCAAGTAATATACCATTTAGAAATACTTGAATCGCGCCTGCTTCATATGCAAGAGTATTTGAGTTTGCATCAGAACCAGTAATATTTGTAGTGCTAGAGCTTATATCATATTTAAACTCTTTTATTGAAGATGCAGCATTTGCTACATTTACAGAGCCAGTATTTGTAATTGTAAGAGAGTCTGCGCTTGTATCTGTAGTAAGAGATATTCCCGTACCCGCTACAAATGTAAGAGTATCTGTAGTTGCATCTGCTTGTACTGTACCTTGTCCAGATACAGCAATATTTGAAAATAGATTCTGAGAGCCACCACCCCCAGAAGATGCAAAAGTAATAGTATCATTTGAAGCATTTGTAGTAATAGTCATATTACTACCTGCTACAAGAGTTAGATTATCATTTGTTGAATCTGCTGCTACAGTAGATTGACCAGATACAAGTATATTTCCAAAAGCATTTGCACCTGTAGCAGAGTTTGTAATAGTTACACTATCAGCAGAAGCATCGGTAGTAAGAGTTATGCCCGAACCAGCAACAAAAGTAAGCGTATCACTGGTTGCATCAGCCACTACATTTGATTGACCAGATACAGCAATAGTACTAAATAAATTAGTCGTATTTGCAATAGTAATAGAGTCAGCAGAAGCATCTGTAGTAAGACCGATACCAGTTCCAGCTACTAAAGTAAGAGTATCTGTAGTTCCGTCAGCAACTACATTTGACTGACCAGAAACAGCAAATGTAGTAAATACATTTTGAGTTCCACCACCGCCAGAGGATGCAAACGTAATACTATCGCCTGATGCATTAGTTGTGATAGTCATATTACTACCAGCAACTAGCGTAAGGGTATCCGTTCCGGAATCAGCAACTACATTTGACTGACCAGAAACAGCAATAGTTTTAAACGCTTCAGTTACAGTTCCAGAAGTTCCTCCAATCTCTACAATAGAATCAGAGCCATCATTTTTCTTGATGAACATCTTACCATCATAGGTATTAATCGCGACCTCACCTAGCTCTAAATCTGAGGTACTCGGAGTGTTTCCGGAAACGGAAGACCGTTTCAGTTTTATCGTTTGTGCCATGTGGCTCCCCTAAAATTGCGTATATACGCGGAGGAAAAAATTAGAAAGTTCCGCCATCCAATGTATTAGACCATTGAGCCGCGCCACTTGTATTCATAGAAAGAATATAATCATGTGCAGTTGCATTGCCAGAAGGCTTTACTAATCTTGTATAACCTGCATTTCCTGCTTGACCAATAAGTAAATCACCAACTGCTGTAGCTGAAATACCTTTTATTCGTACTGCATCACTGCTAACTTCAAGAGTTACATTATCATCATTTACATCTACCTGGTTACCTGTACGCGTAAGACCATCACCTGCTGTAAATGACCCTGCTCCAGAAAACTGAGTAAAAGCAAGAGAAGTAGATCCTACCGTAATTGCACCATCAGTAGTAAGTACAAAACCTGAATCAGCATTTTGTGTACCAGCTTCTACAAATACAAAGGCTCCTGCAGTAACTTCTGCAGTTGAATCAAAATCTGTTGCACGAGTAGGAGCACCACTTGCATTTACAGTATAAATACCATTTTCAGATGCAGTGCTTTGATTTTTCAGCAAGATTCTATCGCCTGTAGAAAGAGTTGTTCCATCTACAGATTGACCATTTGCAAAAGCAGAGCCTAAAGTTCCATTTGCAGTTGTAGCAAGACGTACCGAATCTTTAAAATCAAGTCCAGTTTTTACTGCATCTACATATTCTTTTGTTGCAAGTGAAGTTGCACCAAAACCAGCTCTATTCTTATAGCCAGAAGGAACAGTAACAGTACCCGTACCATTTGGTGATAATACTAAGTTTCCATTTGAGTTTGTTGTTGAAATTGTATTTGTATCTACAGTTACATTATCAACATTTACAACTGTAAAACTACCTGCCGCTGCACTATTTCCACCAATTACTGCTCCATCAACAGTACCTCCATCTATATCAGGAGTATTGATATCGGGGGACGTCATGGTCTTATTGGTTAAAGTGTCAGTCGTATCAGCACCAATAAGAGTTGTTGTAACTGCAGGAAGTGTTACAGTAACATTTCCAGAAAAAGCAGAATGAGCAGGAGCTTGTAGTCTTGCATAGTGAGCATTTGAAGATTCACAATAAAAATCTATTCGAGATTGTGTACCACCATTTTTCAGAGAGATAGCTCCCTGAGTAACTGTCATACCTGCACCGGACCCTCCTGCAAAAGTTACAGTACCGGAAAAATTAGCTGCAGCTGCAGTGGTTGTACCAGTAAGAGTAGGCGCAGTTAATGACTTATTAGTCATTGTTTGCGTAGCAGTATTAGAAATAAGTTCAGTACCTGCTGCAGGCAGTGTTAATGTATTTGAAGCAGAAGCACTGTGCGGGGCTGCTTGTAAAGTTTGAAAGTGTGCGTTTGATGAGCTACAGTAGAATTTTATACGAGAGTCATTACTACCGCCATTCTTTAAATCAATTGTACCATTTTCTATAGTAACACCACCATTACCCGTAGTGCCATCGCCATCAACTATTAATTTTTTACCTGTTGTAATCTGTTCACCAGCATTCGTAGTTACAAACGACATATAGACATTTGATGCTTGTGCTATTGTCATAGCAGTTGCAGAGTTGTCTATTATAGAAAATTGAGTAGCTTGTGAAGAAAGATCAATTGTACCTGCATCAATATCAAGATTTGCAGCAGCAACTATATCCACATCCCCCGAACCGGAAGTAATTGCGTTAGCATTAATCGTAAGATTTGCAGTTTTAAGTTGATCTATTTTACTGCTTGCATCTACAAGTATTGCACTTGAAGCAGTGAGAGTACCAGCAGTGTGATCAAGCATATCTACATATAACTTACCACCAATAGCTGTTACTGCATTGTCTGAAGGTTGTCCGATGAATAGTTTATCACTAGCATCAGAATACGCTAATTCACCTGCTGTAAGTGAACCAGGCGCTGAAGTACTGGTACTTCTTTTGATTTTAATTGTCTGAGCCATTTAAAACTCCGGGGTTAGCCTTAAAAGGCTCCTGCGTCTAGCGTATCAGAATCGCCTGAAGCGTCACCTACTATTATAGGCACAAATTCAAAAACTCCTGTACTAGTTTCGCGATAGACTTTTATCTGATCGTCGTCTGTATCGTAAAAAAGGTCTCCTTCCTCTAAGTTTGCAGAACCATCTGCGGGAGGAGTGGTTCCTCGAAAACTTTGGTCTGCAAGCTGTTTTAGTGCGTCGCTTACATTATTTGCTGTGATCGTATTATGTCCAGCAAAAACTACATTTGCTGCATCCATAAAATTTACTGGAATTGCAAAATTATTTATACTTACAGAAACATCTTCTGTGGTTAAAGTTACTGCTATGGCATTTGTATTAGTAACAGATAGGTCTGTTACTTGTTCTGTAATTGTAACCTCTGTAGCTGGAGCTGCCATATTTATCTCGTAACTTCTTGATTTATAGTAACTTTTCCTTCTATAAGTCGTTTAACAGTTGCATCATTTGCTGTATGAATCTCTAAATCATAAAAATAAACACCGGCAGTCATAGCAGAAGAAGTAGTGGCTGGTAATTCCATTTTCACTACTCCTGAGGTGGGTGGAGCAGTTATGCTACAAGTAAAGGAAGCCGCTACAGCCGAATCAGATTTAGAAGAGCGCATCTGTGCCCTGGCTGAAAATCCAGTTAAGTTTTTCAAGGTTCCGGACTCTTTGATTGTTAAGTCAATCACAAAAGTCGACCCTTGGTCAATCACTAGGTCATGGTTTGCTGCACTCATTTAAATTTCTCCATGATGAAATTATATCAAAGGGGACGTGAGGAGTCAAGAATTATTTTTTAAAGGTTACCTCCAACGAGGCCCTTCCATCCAACAAACTAAAGAATTACGAACTCCTTTTGTAACTTCTGAAACTCTGTGCTCGTTATAGCTAGGAAAAACTAATACTGAACCTTGTTTCCTACAGTTTTCTGGAGTTTGAATATATTTAAACTCAAAATTTCCTCCTTCGTATTCATTCTCGTCGGTAAGTTGAATAATAATTGAAAGTTTTCTATCAAAAGCAGCGTCGCCGTCCCAATTTATATCGTGATGCCAGTTGTAAAAAGAGCCCTCTGAATATTCTCCAAACTGTAACGCAGGAATATAATTTACATCAAAACCAAAAGCATTTCTATTTGCTTCTGTTAAATAGTGTCTTACTAACTCTATTGCATCTTTATCTTTTATAAAACTTACTTGAGTAGATCGAACTGAATTATTAGGACTATATTGTCCATCTCCAAATATTGTTGCGTCTACAAAATTTGCTTGTTCATAAAATTTTTCTGTTAAATGATTGCAAGTTTCTTTATCTATTGCTGCTTCCCAAAACTGCCAATTTGTTCTCATTACCAAGTTTTTCCTGTAGTTACTCCAGTTAAATTTTGTTCCTCTACTCTTTTTGTAACTACATTTTCAAGAGCGGAAACTTCATCTGATCCTATTGCTGCTTTTGTCCAAGCAAGTGCATTTGCTTCTGATATGGAGGAATATTGAGTAAAACTACTTAGATCGGAAAGATCTAAATTAATTAACCCTTGAACAGCAGAAGTTTTTCCACTATCAGTATGAGAAACAGTATATTCTATTGCATATACTACTCCCTCCTTGGAGTCATAAGAATCATATGAAATAAGTTTGTCAACCGTCCAAGTTGCCATTTTATTCTCCTGTATTAAAAAAGAAAGTTTGAAATAACCTTCCTGTTTCTTTGTCTGTACCAAATCCAGGCAAGACACTTCTATGATGTAAGTTTCCTCTATATAGAACTAATCTATTAAAAATATTACCTACTAAATCTATTTGTTTCCAATCCTCTAATCCATTTCCATTTGGATTATCAACTAAAGGTTCATATATACCTGTTCCACTTTCTACTGGAGCATTCGGTGTTAAATATAAAACTCCTGCCCAATCTGTTTCATCTTGATGAATCCAAGTCTCGGCATCTTCAGTAGTATACTGGTAACAAGTATTATATTCATTATCCCAGTGAAGAATTTTTTGATGTAATATATTTTTTTGAATATATTGTTTTAAGTAATCTGATTGAGCTTGGGGCTCTGGACAACTTCTTATTCCTGGATAATTACCAAAAGTCTCAAAATTTAATTTTAAAGCATAGTCTCTTACTTCGTGAGGATTCGTATAAAAATCATCAACTATAATTAATCTTTTATTCAAGTTTATTCCTAGGTTGGTTCAGTGGGCCAGTCTTCTTCTTGCAAGTCTGGCCAGTTAGAGTGCGTGGGCAAATCTCGTAAAGCTTGTCGAAAAGTTGCCCACTCTGCTTTTTTGCTATCACTCAAAGGAGAGTCTGCTCCTTGTGTCCAATCACACCAAGATAAATAATCATCTCTTTCTTGTCTTGTTTCTACACTAAGAGCTGCAGTAACTGCTGAATTATCTATAGGTATATCTACAACGGCTCCGTCTTGAATTTTTTGAGTATCAGGATTTGCAACTCCTTCCATAATAAATTCATCTTCGCCAGCTTTAACAGCATAACTTGCATCCGTACAAATTCCAGAGCTAAGAATTTTTCCATCTGAATTATATATAATAAATTCTTTCATCGTTTTGTTTCCAAAGTAAAGAGTGTAATATTTTGAAATTGCAGCTGATCCTGTGAAGTAGTTTCTTTTGCTTTTAGATACAAATAGTTTGTACCAGCACTTGGATTAAGTTGAAATGTAATACAATCTCGATATCTTCTAGAATTTGTGCCTCCTCCAGAATAGCTTTGTTTTAAACTTGATCCATGATAAACATAAACAGTGCCTCCAAAAGTTCCTGATCTACCTGAACCAGTTCGAGTAAAACTTATTGCTGCAAATGTTTCTGCACCCGTACTTGTCCATTGATGAGTAGCCATAGTTTGTATAGAAGTACTAGAAGTACTAGCATTAGAAGCATTTGTTACTTCTGCATTTGTTATTGCATTTGTAGTAACAGTATTTGTATTTACCGGAGTAATATCTGCAAAAGAAGTTCCACTTGTATATCTATGAACTTCTCCGGAAGCAACAGTCCAGTGTACATCATTTGCTTGTATTCCATCGGTACCTAGATAATAGACATGATTATACATAGTGCTGTTTGCAGGAGCACTAGAACTACTTACATCAAAATATACTTTATTACCAGGCACGCCACCGGGTCCAGGAGAGCCAACAGCTCCCTGTCCACCTTGTGCGCCTTGGGCACCTTGTGGACCTTGAGCACCCTGAGGGCCTTGAGCACCGGGTGCGCCTACTGGGCCTTGAGGTCCTGTTCCTCCAGGAGTACCTGTAGGTCCATGAGGTCCAGTTGCACCTGTTGGACCTTGAGCACCTTGTGGTCCAGGAGCTCCTGTATTACCTACAGGTCCAGTTGCACCTGTTGGGCCTTGAGCACCCTGTGCACCTTGAGAACCTGTTGGGCCAGTTGGTCCTGTATTACCTATTGGCCCTTGAGCACCCTGTGGTCCAGGCGGTCCAGTTAGACCTTGAGGACCAGTAGCACCTTGTGGTCCAGGATTACCTATTGGCCCCTGATTACCTGTTGGGCCTGGAGGCCCTTGTGCTCCTGGTGGTCCTTGTGCACCCTGATTGCCCGTTGGGCCTGTAGGTCCGGTTGGACCTGTTTGACCCTCTGTTGCAAGTGGCGCTCCCATGCTTCCTGATGTGAGTGCATTCGCTGCAGTTCCTGTTCCAATTATTGTATGAGTAACATTTGTTACTCCTCCAGAAACCTGAGTAGCATTTGCATGAAATCTATTTGCGGTAGAATCAGCAACAACATACCAAAAATTACTTCCTGTATTATAAAAAGTAGGAGTAAGATTTGTCATAGATGAAATTGCAGAAGATCCATCAGCAAAAACTTGAACCCAGTAACTTGTATCAGATTCTGGATTTGTGGTTCTTCCAGAATGAGCACTTGTTGCTGCAAAAACTTTACTATTGTATGATCTTACATTTCCAATCGCATATGATGCTCCAGAACTCCAAGCAGAAATACTTGGAGAAGAGTTTAATATTGTAATAGAAGCAGCAGAATAAAATAAAAAAGTACTTAATCCATCAGGGCCTGGAGATCCTGCAGAACCTGCTGCCCCTGTCGGACCTGCCGCACCCTGAGTACCTGTTGGGCCTTGCGGTCCTGTTGGTCCAGGAGCACCTGTTGCACCCCCCGGTCCCGGCGCTCCAGTTGAACCCTGCAATCCTTGTGGTCCTGTTGGACCCGTTGGTCCGCCCGGACCTACTGCGCCTTGTGGTCCTGTTGGACCCGGATCTCCTGTAGGTCCAGTTGCACCTCCTGGTCCTGGAGAGCCTGTCGGTCCTTGTGGTCCTGGATTACCTACAGGTCCTATTGGTCCACCCGGTCCTGGTGCTCCATCTGGTCCTTGTGGTCCCGGATTACCTACGGGGCCTGTTGGCCCTACGGGTCCTTGTGCACCCTGTGCTCCTAAAGCACCTCTTTGACTTACAAAGAAGATTGCAGTCCAGTTATTTCCTGTTCTATTTACTTCAGCAAGAATTGCATCCTGCGCAAAATCTATAGGTATTGTTTGTTTATAGTGATACTGTCCAGAAAATGTTCTTGTAAAAGCATTTCGTACAGTTAAAGAAGTATTACTTGCAATTGAAACTACTTCTCTATACTCTGAAGCAGCCACTTGAGTTCCTGCACTACTAGCAGTAGTTACTTTTATAAAACCACCTTCATAGTAGTCTGAAGTAAAAGATGTGCCACTTCCTGTAACTTCTCTGCTTCCAGAGGATACAGATACTGTACCAGAACTTGCTGTTAGTCCATTATTTGAAGCACCTAATTCTATTAAATACTCTTGATTTGCAGGAGAGTTATTCTCATCAGTTGCTACTGTATCTCTATAAATTGCTACTGCTTTCCATGGATCAGAGCCTGTCTCACTTTGATCAAAAAGTAAGTATCCTGTTTGTCCATCTGTAAGACCAGAAAAAGTCTGAGTCTGCTGAGCGGTAGTAGCATTATCGTATTGTAAAGAAAAGCCGCCTGGTGCATCATAAACATAATTATTAGAGCCTAAGTCAATAAGACCCGAAGAACTATTTATTGTTGCACTACTGCTTAATAAACCTCCACGAGCCAATCTACTAATTCTATTTATAGTAATAGGTAAGGCTCGAATACTTTGTTGAACTTCTTTCCAAGGAGAAGGAATACCCAAAGTATTTATTGTACGAATTCTTACCGTATAAACACCAGCATCAACATTTGGAATGTTAAAAGTAGTCGTACCACCAGGAATATTTTGTATATTTACAAAACGGTTATTACCTCCCTGATCTGAAGTTATATTATGCTGAATTTCAAAATGAGATAAGAAACGATATGTAATTGATCGAGTATCACCATTACTATCAAGAATAGACTCAACTGGAGTTGACCAGTTGATAGATAAATTCATTGCTGAAGGCGTTCCATCTTTATCGGAAAGACCTGTATTTACTTGATCAATATCTAAATTAGCAGGAGCAGGAACAGGGTCGTTTCGTTTTGGAGTAGGATTGTATTCATTAATTTCTACTTTTTGAGGAATATCAATTTCATCGTATTTTGATGTTATATACTTGGAAGCAGCTATATTATATTTTTGTCCCTCATCTTCTTCTTCAATACCTAATACTCGAAACTCTTGTAAATCATTTGTGTTTACATCATCTTCTCTTCCAACTGCCCAGATAGTATCTTGCTGAGGCGCAGAAGAAAAGGCACTAGAAACTAAAATAGAACTAGCACTTGTTGCGGTTACGCTATTATCAATTGATTTTATCTCAACTCTTGAGTGTTCGGAAAACTGAGTGGTAACAGAGTTTCCAGAGTCGTCAACAAGATTTGCTGCTTGTTCTTGAGTTATAATTGCACCACCAGATGCATTCTCTAAAAGAAGCTGTCCTCTTGTATATGCAACACTATTTATAGTTGCTGAATCTTGAGCAAGATAAACTGCAGGTTCTGTATATATTAAATACAAATTACATGCATTACCTGCAACGCCTCCCGGAAAAGCTACCGTTCTGTCAAGTACAATCTGTGTTGTAGTAGATCCTGTACCTACTCGTCCACTGCTTTCAATATTATATTGTCTTTTATCTTGAACATTTATAATATCGCCCGGTCTTAAAAAAGCTGCATTTATTCCTGTAGAAAAACTAACAATTTCTGTTTCTTGTGTATCTACAGCTAAATGCCAATCCGCTAGTCTCTTTGCTTGAGATTCTGATGTACATCCATAAGCAGTTATATCACTTGAAATTATGCTTCCAGTTTTTTCAATATTTGCTGTATCTTCAACAGTTAAAACTGTAGCTTTATAAAACTCATCAGGATTATTCCAAGTAACATTTATTTGATTAACTCTAGCTTTTGTTCCTGTATACGCATAGTTAAATACGCCATCTTTTACATTTCCAGTAGTAAAAGTATAGACAGGCTCTTTTGGGCTATCTTGAACAGTTGTTATCTCTCCATTTACCCAATATAGCATTGCACGAAAAGAACTTGCTAAGTCTTTTACTACTTTATAAGCTTCCTGCTGACTCGCAATA